ATGCGGTGGCGTTTTGGGTCTCGCGGTTGGCAAGCTCGAGGGCAAGGGCTAGCAGGTCGGCGCGGTTTGCCAACACGGGGATGGTTTTGAGCAGACGCTGGTCGGCCAAGCTCAATGCCGCCATGGCGTCCGCCGTCGAACCGCCGGCGTCGCTTACGCGCTTCAGCCCCTCGATGAACAGGACAAAAGCCGCCGTGGGATCCCTTTGGAACAGCCTCTTGATCTCTTCGCCGGTCCTGCCGGTGATCTTCGTGAGTATCTCTAGATGTTCCCCTCCGCTACGGATGGCGGCATCCATCATGCGCATGACCCGTCCGACGGATGTGCCCGCAACCTCCGACTTGACACCGACGGCGGCCATCGCCGCGGCCAATGCCGAGGCCTGGGCGGAACTCACCCCGAAGACGGCGGCGGCGCGGGCGATCTCCGTGGCCATGTCGGCGATCTGGCTTTCCGTCGCGGCGAAGTTGTTGCCCAGGGCGACGATGACCGATCCAAGCACGTCGACCTTGCCCATGGCCTCGCCGGTGATATTGAGAATGCGCGCCAGAGCCATGGCCGCATCATTGCCGCTGAGGTCCGTCGCCGTGCCGAGCTTGGCGACGGTCTCGGTGAACTTCAGGATGTTGGACGCCCCCTTCACCCCAAGCTGACCGGCGCTCTGGGCGATGGCCAGCAACTCATCGGTGGCCACCGGGATGCGCTTGGAAAGCGCATCGATGTCCTTGCCGAGCGACGCCAGTTCGGTCTTGGACAGGTTCGCGGTCTTGCCGACGCCGATCAGCCCGGCCTCGAAGTCGGCATAGAGTTTGACCATCTCGCGCAGGCCGCGGACGGCGCCGCCGGCGACGATCACGCCGTAAAGGAGTTTCATGCGCCGGCCCAGGGATTTGGCGCGATCGGACAACCTGGAGAGTCCGAGCGACGCCTTGCCTCCCGACGTCTCGATCTTTCTGAGCGCCTTGTCGCCGGTCTTGCCGACGGAAACCAGCTCCGCCTTGACCTTGCCGCCGCCATCGACCGTGAGGCGGATGGAATAGGTGTGCTTGGCCCTGGCCATCGGTCACTCCGTGTCTTCCACTTTGGCTTCTATCATTCCAGCTTCGGCCGCCTGCAGCAGTTCGGAAGCCACGCGCAAGTCATAACCCCTGGCCTCGGCGGTCTTGAGAGCGGCGGTCATGTCGATGCCGAGTACGTGGCCGGCTGGTGCCAGGCGCAGTTGCCCGAGGCAGGCCACCAGAACGTCCCAGGCCTGGTGTTCCTCCGGTGTTTGCGGGGCATGTTCTCGGTAGGGGCAACGGTTCCCGGAGGGTCCTATTCCGCCTTGCGCGCAGGCCGCCTCGTCTTCCCGGCAGGCTTCGCAGTATCCGGGCCCTCCGCCTGGCTTGAAGTGCCAGAGGCAGAGAGCCCTGATCCGTTTTTTGCGGCGTTGAGCAGCATCTGCTGGAGGGTCAGCTTTTGCAGGAACTGCTCGCCCACGGGGTACAGGTCCATAACCGCGATGATGTTGTCGCGGGTGACCGGGGGATCGTCCTCGATGCCCGTCCAGGCGGTGACATGCCGCGCCGCCAGCTCGTAGACGACCTGGCATTGCAAGAACCCGTCCCGTTCGTCTTCGCCGTCAAGGTCCGGCAGGCCGTCCAGCGGCAGGCCGGACTCCTTGCGGTCGCGGGCCTGCGATTCAACGGCTTCGACCCGCCGCCGTGCCGCCGCTTGGCACCCCGCCATGCTTGCCGTGGTCAGCGGTTTGACCGTTATCGTGATGCCGTAAGGAAGCTCGATGTCATAAGGCTCGGTCTGTTGCTTGAGAGAAATCATGCGTACTCCGTCCCGTCCAGGTCGTTGATGAGGGTCGCCGTGAGCATCCGCCCGGCGGCATCGTTCCTGGCGCCCTGGAAATCGAAGCTGGCCTGGACGCCGCCCGGTCCGTCGACGGCCAGCTTGGGCTTGGGCAGGTAGACCTCGTGGGCGGTGAACAGGACCTTCGATCCGGCATTGAGCGTATAGCCGAACTCCAGGTCCACCGGCGTGCCGCCGGCGGCATCATCGATCAGGCCGGTATCGGCGAAACGCACGTCGATGCGCCCCGTCAACGCCGCCACCGTCGGATCGGCGCCCTCGATCAGGCCGTCGGAGCGGATGGTCTCGATCTTCTCCAGGTTGTTGGAATAGGTGAGCGAGCCGGAGGTCAGGTTGCCGACCGGTGAGCCGCCCCGCGTGATCAAGCCCTGGAACTGGCTGATGCGGCTGAAGGTAAGCGTCGTCGGCGCGCCGCCCTGGGATGAGGCGAACCGGGTCTCGCCCTGGGCGATGGCGTTGACGGTGGCCGCCGCCGCGCCCGAGCGCTGGAACTCCAGCGCCAGGGAGTTGAGCATGACGCCCGCGTGCATGAAGAAAGCCGGCACCTGGGACATACCGACCTCGATCGAGTAGCTAGGCAGGATGTCGGCGCCGGAGGCGAAGACGTGGGAATACCCGCCGCCGGTGAGAGTCGATCCGCTGACCGTGGCCGCCGACGTCGCGAGAGTGAAGGCGTTGCCGGCGGCGCCCGCCGTATCGTGTGTCACCAGCAGCCGCTGGGTACTGGCCGGACGGCTGTAGGTGGCGTCATCAATGTTAACGTCCGCGGAGGCATTCAGGTCGGTGACCAGCTGATCGATGGTCTGGGTTGCCGTCGCCTGGATCTGTGTCTCATCGCCGCTGGGCGCCCCGGTTACGAACGTCCAGGTAGTGCCGTTGAGCGTGATGGTGTCGCCGTCGGACGGGTTCGCCGCGAAGTCGATATATCCGGTCGCCGCGACCGTGCTTGACGTGGGATCGCCGAACAGCCCCGTCAACCAGAAGCCGAGATAGCGGGGATCGACGGGGACGACAATGTCGCCTTCGTCATTGATCACGTCCTGCAAGGGCGCCAAGGGGTCACGGCCCTGGCCCAGGACCGGATCGTCGATCAGGCCTTGCTCGCTGCCCAGGGAACAGCTGTTGAAGGGCATGCGCACGTAGTCGCCGGACGCCTGGCCGCCATAGGCGCTCTCGCGCTTGAGCAGCAGGGTGGCGCTCGAACCATAGGCTCGGGCCATGGTGTTTACTCCTGTGTCTGGTGATGGTCAGCCCCAGGAATCAACCAAGAGGGCTGTCGGTCTCGTACTCGACGGTGAGCGTGATCGTGCCGGTCTTGATGGCGGGTGCCCCGGCCACCGCTTCCGTGTCGATCTCCGGGCGGCCGAAGCTCATGCCGAAGGCGAGGCCACCCAGGGTCGGGTCGGCATCGAGCGCCGTTCCGACTCCCTGCACCAGGGCGTCGAAGGCTGCATCCCGCGCCGCCGCATCGCCCTCCTCGACGTAGACCTCGATCTCGATGGCGTGGCTGTAGTAGGCGCCGCCGAAGCCTCCCAAGGCCTGCTCCGGCTCGCCGGGGTCGCCATCGCGGAGAACGACCAGGCCGCCGGCGGGCACCTTCTCGGGCACCGCCGTGTTGCGCCCGGCTTGCGCGCCGGGAACGGCCTCGAGAAGTGCCTTGATCGCCTCGAGGATCTGCTCCGTTTTGCTCGTGGGCACGGGTTTACTCCGACCGCATGTGCCGGCCGATCAGCGCCGGCAGTCGACGCGACCAGCGTTCCGCAGCCCGCCGGACGTCGAGGCGCTTCGGGATGCGCACCTGCGGCACCAGCAGGAACATGACCACGGTTGTCAGACCGCTCCCCGTCCTCCGCGCCTGTTCGCTCGCCTTGCGGAAGCCCCGGAGCTCGCCGGTCTTGCGGCTCAAGGAAGCCTGCACGCCGTCTACCACCAGGAGCGACGGGCCGTTCCGCCGATAGACGAAGCGCAGCTTGCCGAACCGGTGCTCGGGGAAGTTGGAAGGGCTGATGCGCTTCCCTCCAACCCCGCGTTTCGGGGCCGAAGGCGTCGGGATCGCGAGCCATAAGCCCGACCTGCTCCGGATCACCGCCCCCTCGTCGAAGACGCGGACGATCCGAGGGGCCTTGGACCACACCAGGCTCGCCGCGTCGTGGCCCTTGTTCGGATAAGTTCGGCTCCGCCAGGTCCTGGCGAGCCTGGGCCCCAACCCGGCAGATACCACCTGTTTGCGCAGACTGCCCTTGAGGCCGTCGCCAGCCTCCTTGACGCCGGTGGCCACGGCTTTCTCGATGCCGCGCATCTCGGCCTGCATGTCGGCTTTGATGGAACCGGCAATGGCGGCGGCGAGCTTCATGCCGGCCTCGCCTCCAGGGTCCAGACCAGCCGCTCCGGGTCGCGGACCGGCTCGCCCTGGACCACGCACTCGGATCCGGCCACCGTCAGCCGGTCACCGGGGCGCGGCGCGGCGACATCGGACACCCGCACGTCAAACAGCGCGGTCTCCGCGTGGATGCGGGTGTCGCCGAAGCCGACGATCTCGTCGGGACGCTTGGCGATCACACGGATATCCAAGGGCGCGCCACCGTCCGGCGTGTAGACGGCGGCAACGCCGAGGTGGCGAAAGCAGGCGTCGACAGCGCGGCCGAAGGGATTACTCACGTCACGACGTGATGAGCTTCACCAGCACGCCCGGCCGGTGGCACATGGGAAGCGGGTTCGACTGCGTGTGCAAGTCGGTGCCGCGCTCGAACTTGCGCGGCTCCTGCTTGGCATAG